AAGGAGGTCATTTGACCTCCTTTTTAAAATTGATTATTAAATTATTGAAATTTAAATTATTCTATCACCTCATCAATCTTACTTTCAACAATCGCGGTTATTCTCCAATCTTGTGTATAATGTTCGAACACCTTGGTTACTTTTGCTTCTACATCAGTTGGATTATAACCCTTAACCAACTTTTCTTCTTTTTGTTTTTTTACCTTTCCTGATTCGGCATCAACCATATCAATGGTAACACGTGCGATGAAATATTTTTCGTCCATAATAAATGTTTTAATATCCTAAATAATCGGACAATTTTTTCATTAAGTCAAGAGATTTGTTACCTGAAGGTCCAACTTCTCTTTCAGTTCTCATTCTTTGTTCCTCTTCTAAGTTTTCTTCAAACTGATGTCTTTCATCAGGTTCTAAGAAAAGATACGCACCTGGCGTAGAAGGGGAAGATACAAGGTCAAAACAAATTAATTCAAAATCATCTTGAACTTCGTTTTGTTCTCCAACTTTTTTAAGAGAACCTACTCCTCTTGAAGAGATTCCTAATGTAACCCCTTGTCTTAAGTAATTTGCCGCTAAGTCTCCCTTTGTCGAACAAACTCCTCTTTCGTGAAAACCAGGACTTGTTAAAAGTTTAAGTTTTCCCATAAGTACAGGACCGTCCCACCATATGTCAGTTATAATGTGAGACACTCTATCCAAGTCAATTAAAGATGATTCAGGGTGGTTTAACTCAGAAAGTGATGTACCTTTCTGAATCATCTTTTTATAATTTTCAGCTTCTCTTTTTAAAATCCTTTCAGGGTAAATTCTACCATTTCTGTTCGGGGTATTATATTTCTGTAATACGGCATAGAACTCAAAAGGTTTAGAATGGTCCAACATAGATTTTTGTTCCATGATGTATTGATTGTTTTCTGTTTTAGGATTGATATATCCTGCGTCGTATTCAATCAATATCCCTTTCCCTGTTTGGCCAGGTTGTATAATTTGTAAACTCATTGTCTATTTTTAATAATAAATATTAATGAGTTACCAATTTTACCTTACTTTCCTTTGTTTTACCATTTTTAGTTAAATGAAATTTAAAATATTCGTTTTTTGAAAATCCATATTGTATTACATTTTTGACCATTTGTTTTAATTCGTCTCGTAGTTTAATTGACTTAAAATCTGTGATTAATTCTTTTAAGTACAGATTAATTTCTAAATTCAAAAATGATTTTTTACCTACAGTTATCCCACTTGACCTTAAGTCTAAATCGACAATAAATTTATCATCAAAAAATGACTTATTTAAAGTTTCATAAATAACATGTTTGATTGACCGACTAAAATTGAGAACAATACGATTCCAATTTTCTGAGTCTTTTATGGGTTCTACCCAAGTTTGAATGTTTAAATAGAGAGATTTAAAATTTACTGAGTCTACTGTACCATATAGTACTTTGACTGTTTTGAATCCTTGGATTCGAGAGGTTTTCCCCTTTTTCATTAATATTCATATTTTTCTGTTTATTTTATCAAAAAATAAGAATATTTGTGTGATTAGTCAAAATTTATTATCTTTGTTGATATTTGTATATATATGCTAATCATTCTTGTTAAAAAAAACAATTTAGAGAGAGCTCTTAAAGAATACAAAAGTAAGGTTATCAAAACAAGACAGATGACTGAATTGAATAATCGTAAAACTTTTGTTAAACCTTCAGTAAAACGCAGAAATCAATTTTCTAAAGCAAAATACGTTCAGAAAAAATTTGGTGACAATCAAGATTAAAGATTTTCTTTTAACCCTTTTAATTTAAAGTAAGTTAATTTGTCGTATTTTTCAACGGAAACTTTACTGATAGTTTCATTTATTCTATTTAAAGTTTCTGAATCTGAACCTTCTTTTAAAGTCTCTAATTTCCCTAATACACTTTCTTTAAGTGAATCAAAATTTGTTTTTAATTCTGTGTCATCAGAGTTTAAAAATTTGATTAACTCTTTCTTTTCTGACTCATTTAAAGACTCCATATAATTTTGTATTGTTTTATTGGCAACACTAATCATTGTACTCATAGGGAGTTTAACAATTTCTTTTTCAATTGGTTTTGGTCTTTTTAATGATTCTAAAATAACTTTTTTACTTTGGATTCGTGACTCAATAGTTAAAACATCTGTTGAGAATAAGTTATCTATATTCTCATACTGATTTTCAGTTTTAACCCCGTTAACCCAAGATTTTAATGATTGTAAATCAGAAGGTTTAATTTTATTAATACTATTTTCATAGATTGTAATACACTCATTAATATAATCTCTTGCGATAGACTCATTCAAACCTTTTCTTGAGTTAAGTTCGTCATACAAATAAAAAACTTTAGCAATGTTCTTCTTTTCAAGAACATTTGTTTTGAAATTTTTTAATTCGTTTTTGAAAGTGTCATTTGAATAAGATTCAAGTAATACTTTTTCTATTTTAGATTTTAAGATACCAAATTTCATTTTCTTTTTTATTTATAAATATCAATCTCTTAAAAGTTTTCCCAATTGGTTTTCTATTTCCCCCAAATAATTCTTACCTTTTGATAAATCAATAAAAGAATCTTCATCGGTTAAACTATCAGTTTCTAACAAAATTTTCAAATTGTCTCTATTAAATGATTCAGGAGTTACTTCCGCTTCACCCCCTGCTGGCGGTGGAGGCGGTATTAGTGGTCCTCCTCCTTCTTCACCTCCAGGTGGTGGAGGTGGTGCTGACGCTCCTCCTGTGGCTCCTGAAACACTCTTATATAATTTATCTACATTATCAAAAATACCTGTTTTAGTTATTATTGTTGCGGTATTAGTTAATTCAGCTCCAACCGCCTTTTCAATTCTTTGTTGTTGTAAATCAAGTTTAATTTCTTCATCAGACAACCCAAGAATATGTTTTTTAGCCCAAGAAACTGAAACAGGTGCGATACCCTCAATAGCAGCGACCGCGTCTTTGTATAATAATATTTTTTCTTTCCATACATCAATTTTTAATAAGTCCGCCTGTGTAGATGGGTTTGTAAGACCTAAAGTAAAATTACTTAACTCATCTTCAAATCCCAATAAGAATAAATGTATGATTGCAATTTTATTAAGTTCTGCAATCATAGATTTTTGAATTCTGTTAATAGTTCTTGCGAAACGAATATCAAGTAATGATAAATTTTTACCGTCACCTACCGCCTCCTCAAACCCTAAATAAGCTTTAGGAATTCTTAATGCGGTTACAAGTTTTTTCTGAATATATTCAATATCAGCAATTTCTGCCAAATTTTGAGCCCCAGGTAAAGTGTCAATTGGGTTTGGTGCTGCTGGGTCACGTACAGGAATAAAATAATCTTGGTCTACCGCCATTTGATTAAATCTCATATCAACATTTCCTGACTTACTATCAACAATTTGACTTCTTTTAAATTTATTAGCGACACGTTGTACATAAGGTTCAACATCCGCATCATCCATGTTCCCAACAAATACTTTAAATACTCGTCTCTCTGGCGCTCTTGAAGTTCTATAAATTAACATGGCATCTTCAGATAACAATAACTGTTTCCAAATACGTCTTGCTTTTTCTAACATAGATGTTCCGTAAGGAAGTTTTCTATCGTCACCTAATAATCTAAAATGAGCAATTTCCCATGAATTAAACTCCATGTCTTTTGCTTTCCACTTAAATCTTAGTCCTTTATTTTCTTTTGGTTCATCGACATGTTGAGCGGAACCTTGTGATGGCATCCCCCTTTCTAAACGTTCAATTTCTATGTTTGGGAGTTGCATACATCCCACAACTCCTTTGTCAGCATCTAATTTTAAATAAACAAAATTATCACCGTATTTACATGTGTTTCTTGTCCACATTGGTAAATTGGTATTAACGTCCAAAACATTATTGAATAAATCCGCCAAAATTCCTTTTATTCTTTTCGACTCAGAATAAATTTGTAACATGTAACCATTTTGGTCAACAGTTGTTGACTCTTCTCCATAAATGTCTAAAGCGGCTGAAATCTCAGGAGTATATTCCATAGATTCATAATCGTAAAAAGATGCTAAACGAGTTGGTTCGTAATAAACCGCTTGGGTGTAAAGATTACTTTCGATTTTAGTCCATTGGTTTGCTAAGTAATAGGTTTGTTGTGCTTGTAATAATTCTTTTTCGTATTCTTGTTTAGAAGTAGTTTTAAGTAGCTCTCTTCTGTCAAATTTATAAGTTGGGTAATCTTGATTAAGTAAGGCGTTTGGTCCAAAAGCGTGGGACAATCTTTGCCAAACTGTAAGATTATTATTTTGATTATTTTCCATATACTAATTTTAATTCTTTAATTATATAATTAAATAGTTTTTATCACGTTATGTTCCACCTAGTTTTTAAGAACTGTGACACCCAATAATGAGTTACTTCATTGTGCATTGTGTCAAAAATTAAAAAGTCAGCAATATATCCTTTCATCACTCTTGGAGTTGATAATGAGCTTAGAGCTCCTATATGTAGTGGTATTGTATTAGGGTCAGTGTCTGTTGGTACATTAGTTTGTGTTACTGAATTACTTAAAATACCATTTATATAAGAGTAAGCTGCGGTTGTTATTAAATCCAAAGTATCTTGAGCTCTTATAGACATTACTCTTAAATTTTTACCGTCTAAAATACCACTATTGGCATTAGTTTCTATTGGTAAGTTTAAAACTGTAAAGCTGCCAGGCCCTCCACTACCGTTTCTAACTTGGAAACTAATGTTCCAATCTCCTATGCTATTGATGTTTATTAATGATATCCCTCTCGACGCTGATGGTGTTGATATAGAGTTATTAAATAATCCGTAACTAATTGGGTTTGATTCAGGTTTTGTAACTAAATAAATTGTATACGAATATCTTTGTTGGTACATAAAATCTAATGGTGTTACACTATCAGTATAATAATATTGGTTAGCACATGCACCTGTTGTATCGCCAGGAAAATAAATCATATCTTCACCTGATAAGGTTGACCAATAAGGTGAACAAGTTACAGATGATGATGAGGATATTGCCAAATAATTAAAATCATTGACTCTATACAAACGAGATATCGGGTTACCAGATACTGATGGTGATGGAGTTAAAAATGAAGGGTAATAGGATGAGTAATAAAGTAATGGTTGACCTAAACTCAATGGGTCAATTTCACAATTAGGTAAATCAATTACATATCCATTAGATACCTCAACAATATAATAACTAGGTCCAAGAATATCTTCAAATACATAAAATCCATCGGGTATTGTTTCACACGCGGTTGATAATGGAACATCTAAATAAACATAATCACCAATTTGGGCTGGTGTATTTATAAGTCTAATACCATAAGAGCTTGCAGGAACTATTGCAGTGTTTAATAAATATAATCCTTCACACGCGGCGGTTATACCTGTTGTTATATTTACACCATTAACATCGTGGTAAGCAAAAGTTAAAGTTAAACCAGATGGTCTTGAACAAGTTACAGTAGGTGTTGGAGTATTAGTTATTGTTGGGGTAACAGTAGTAGTAACTGTGGGTGTTGGTGTATTAGTTATTGTTGGGGTTACAGTAGGAGTAGTCGTTGGGGTTAATGTTTGAGTTACAGTAGGAGTAGGGGTAGTCGTTGGGGTTAATGTTTGAGTTACAGTAGGAGTAGGAGTAGGCGTTGGTGTTTGAGGAGGTCTTGGGATTCTCCCTATTTGTTTATGTATGTGTATTTTATCATTGGGACTTCTCTCAACAGTAAAAATACCTTGACCAGGAACATTTAACTTTGAACCTGCAAACTCCCTACCCGATTTTTTTCTTCTTTCTAAACCCATTTTCAATAAATATTAACGACCCCCAAATAACCAACCGTATTTTATATATTCTTCCCTACCAATATTACCATTACTAAATTGACCCTTTCTTTCATTATAATGAGGTATTACAGGATTAAAAGATATTGTGTTAGTAACGTGTTCATTATTATTTACTGACCAAGAATCAATCATTGCCTTTGTTTGTTGGGTTACCTTGGTTAGATTACTAAATGATGATTCCGCAACATATGTTGCCATTGCAATTGACATAATTAAGTCATCATGATGTCCTTTTTGGTGGTCGGGTCTACCATTAATGTACACAAACGTATTCATTTCGTTATACAATCTTGAACTGTATATTCTAAATTCATGTCTCATGACCTCCTCGAAGGACGCAATAATTTGAACTCGTTTGTTATTAAAGTTAATTCCTGGTATTTTTTCTAAAGCTTTTGGGTCATATTTCCATTTATTTGCCATGTCAACTCCATCAACATATAAATTCTTATAACCCATTTCTTGTAATTTTCTTGCGGTAGAAACCCCCATACCACCAGTGATATCAATTACAATAAAACAAGAATACATATTAGCCCATTTATAACAAACCTCTGCCATAGTATCAGGAGGAAGTTTTCCAACAAATTCTGCAACCTGTTCTCTCTCATCAAAATCGATAATTTGAAATGAACTAAAGTCTTCTGAATCTCCTCTTGATACGTCAACCCCCATAACATATTTGTGACCAACTACAGGTTCTTTCCAAATCCAAAGAGAATTACCCATCATTTTATTTTGGGGGTCTTTAATCATATTTTCTCTAACTCTTTGCATTAAGTTTGAGTCAAAAACATTATCTCCTGAACCCAAAAAATTACATTCCAACTCTTGCGACACTTTTCTCTTGTCGTACTTAAGTTTTTTAACCATAGATTCAAACCAAGCCGAACATGGTTTATATCCGTCATCCATTAGTGATTTAAGGTCAACATAGTTACGTTCAGAAAAAGGAATTGATTCCCAACTTAACATATCATCATTAGAATATTCTTCTTTATTTAACAAATAATGAATAATGTCTTTAGTTTTTACCAAATATAAATCCTTGGTGTATCTTGGGTCTCTAAACCAATACATTTCAGAAATCTTAAAATCATTCATATTTCTTAATGCTTGGTCGTATATCTCATAGTAAATTGGGTCGTAACCGTTTGGTGTTGATACAACGATTACTTTACCTCCTGTAGAAAGTGACGCCATACAAGCCGCCCAGAAATCACTGTCAGCCTCAATAAACGCCGCCTCGTCAAATATTAGAACCGTTGGTGTAAATCCACGTAAAGCATCTTTAGAGGTTGCAACCGCCTTTACTTCACAACCATTTGTTAATTTGTAATGTTTTTGAGAATTTTTTTCAGGTGCAAAATCTATATTCACCCATGAAGGCCATTGACCAACAAACGCCCTAATTTTATTAGCCATCTCTAATGAGGTATCAAGTTTGTTTGCAATAATTAGAATTTTTTCAGGTTTTTCTTTTTTGGCGAAGGCTAATTTTTTGGATACCCAAGCGGCGGTAACTGTTGATACTCCCGCCTGTCTATATTTTAATGCGATGTTTTCGTTAAAATTTTCATAATCCTCTAATAAGGATATTTGGTCAGGAAACAATTCTAATGGAACATATTTTGACACTGTATTATCATAAGTTTGTAAATATGTTTTAAGAGCATAAGGTGTATCCCTCATACACTTAACATATTCCATTATTACCTGTTCTTTTGTTAAACTCATAAAATCACTTTATTATAAATATCAAAAACCCCCATTTAAAAATAAATGAGGGTTTTTAGTAGTAAATTGTGTAGTATTTTAGAATAAAGAAGAAATATCGATATCGTCTAAATCATCATCGTCTTCACCTCCCATACTATCTTCATAGTCACGTTTTTTCAAATCAGAGACAATTTCATCAACCATTCTCTCAATAAATTGAGTTCCTTTTGGGTCTTCTTGTAATATAAGTTTAGCGACTTTCATAAATTCTTTCGCTTCTAATTTTGAAAATCTCATGAATAGATAATGCTGAATGTGTCTCTTATCTTCATCAAACAATTCCAATGGATAAGTTTTTGTAAATTTTTCCCAAAATACAGGTCCTAATCTTGAATCCCATATTTCCGCAGGTAAAGTATCTTCAGCCCCTAACACCATTTCTGCTTGTTTTGGGTCGTCAGGTAATCCGTGAGTACCAAATATCTCGTACACACCTTTAACTAATTCATGTACTAATAATGGAAAAGTTCCCGCTCTTGCTTTAACTGTTGGTGGGTCTGTTTGGTCGTCAATTTCAGATTGTCCCATTTGACCTCCACCTGAACCTGCCATTCCTTCCATATCAGGATAAACCCAATATAAGTGTTCCATTAAAGACTGTGTCACTCCATACAACTCAAGTAATCTTGGGTCAAGTCTATTTAATTCTTGACCAACCAAAACATACATGTGTCCTCCTTTAAACGCCGCTCCTTGAATTAAGGAATTTAAGAATCTACGTTTTGCCTTTTCTAAATTGAATTGTTCGAACGCATCCGCAAAATCTTCTAAATCTTCTTTATGTTTAAAAGCTTCTTCAACATCTTCCTCGTCAGGTGTTTGAGATTGAGTTTTCATCCCTTCCGCAGCTCCCATCGGTCCAAACACTAATTTAGCATCAAACTGTAATGAACCTTCAGGAATACCTAATTCTTTTTTAACTAAATCAACCGCAAGATTTTCAAGGTATTCTTTATTTCTCATCTCAATCATTGCAGTTTGTTGTAATCCACCCATAACCATTCCCATTAATCTCATTAAAGGATTTGGTCCTTGGATTGCGGTTGTGTTACCCAAATATCTTCTTACTTTATCAACAGAATCTTTAAATCTTTTAGACGCGATTAATTCAACAAAATCTCTTTCTCCTTCAGGTAATGCAGGATGTTCTTTATATGGTGTTTGTTTTTGTGTTATTTGTCTTTCGATTCCTGGTTCCATTCTTTCAGGTCCTTCGTAATCTATCGGAGCTTCTTTTAACATTCTTTTCGTTTCATTTAATAATGAACGTTCCTTTTTTGTTAAACCTTCAGAAACTAATTTTTTTTCTAAATTAGATTTAACTTTTAATACTTTTTCCATTTTTACGTTTAAGCTCATTTTACTTTAAATTAATTCCGATTGATTTAAATGACAACCAATTAGGTAAATTTTCTTTACCCGCCTTTGGTGCTGGTTTAGGACCTGGCTTTGGTCTGTATGGTGTACTTGGTGAAGGTTTGGTTGGCGTTTTTGGTTTTGGTGGAGCAATTGTTGGAGAACCTTGTTCGTTGGTTTCTTCTTTTTTTGCTTTAGGACTTGTTTTAGGACCTTCTTTAGGCTTATAAGGATTGTCGTGTTTTCTTTCTTTTTCCTTTTCTTTGGTTCTTTCCTTTTCCTTTTCTTTAGTTCCTTGTTCAGATACTAAAGATAAAAATTCTTTTTTTGACATTTTTGGTGTCAAATGTTTTTCAATTAATCTCATAATACCCTTCTCAATTTCACTTTCACCCATATTAACACTTGGTCTAATGTCCGCAATTTTATTTCCCATATTTTTATTAAATGCTTTTCCAACCATATCTAAATAATTTTCTTTGGTTTCTTTTTTATATTTAACAGTTTTTTCAGGATGAATTTTTTCTGGCATAACTTTAGA